TCTACTACACTTGATGCAAATGGTGCTGTTACTGCAATCACCTTTAGTGGTACTCATGCGGCAAGCGATGCTAATTCTGTATTGCAATATGATAAGTTTGAATTCAATGACGGCGTGGCTGGTCAAAATAATCTGCGATTCTTAACTTTCATTGGTCATCAACAATCCCAAGCCCCGGTTCAGTTCCAAGCAACAGCTAATGCAGCCTCTACAGCTGGTAGCCAAGTTACCGTGCCCATTTATCCGCCTCTAGTTGTAGGTGCCGTGAATAGTGCTACAGGTGATGCGCAGAACATCAATTATCCAATCGTAGCTGGCATGCAATGCTCAGTGTTGCCAAGCCATCGTGCTGGTGTGATTACTGCGGGCAATCCATTGTTCTTGGCAATGCCAATGCTGCCAGACCAAGACCCGTTCTATACCGCGAATGAGCATGACCCAGACACCGGGGTAAGTATGCGCATGTATTGGGGGACTATCTTTGGAATGAATCAGCAAGGCTTCGTGCACGATATCATCTGGGGCAGTAAGTTGGTTAGCGAATATTCAATGGCGCTTATATTTCCACTCTAAAACTCTTCCCCTTCGATGTTTGGGCCTGTATAATAGCAGGCTCATAAACTAAAAAGTGGGTTTGAGATGGCGGCGAATAATAAGTGTAGCGATTGCGGTAAGGATAGGGAATTACCTCAATATGCAAATGATAGTTGTTGCAGAGCTTGTAGGAGAGAACGAAATAAACTGGCTAGAGCCGGCAAAATGCAGGCAAAAGGAAAGCGTCCGCAAGGATCGGGACGAAGTCCTAATTGCAGTAAGTGTGGCAAGTTAAAAGATAAGACATTCTTGACCAGCGGTTATTGTCGAGAATGCAAATCGGAAAATAATTTGCTCAAAAGATTAAGTGCTAGACTTGCTAGAGGGCAGCAGCCTTTAGGCGAAGGTAGAAAGATTTACTGTTGTGAATGTGGAGAAGTTAAAGAGAATGTGCATCAAGGATATTGTTACAAATGCCAGGCTCATAGAGATAGAGAAAGGCGAATGCATAATAAGCAATCGATTGCTTTCGTCACCGCTGAGCGCAACAGGGTTAGCAAGCGACTCAAAACGGATCCTATTTACAAATACAAAAGAATGGTCAATGTGTTTACTAACTATGCTACTAGACTGCAAATTATTTTGCGCCAGCCATGTGAAGTTTGCGGAGGCACGGTGAAAGTTGATGCACATCATGATGACTATGGCAAACCACTGGAAGTTAGATGGTTATGTAGAAGCCATCACAATAAGCATCATCAAATACATGGTGAAGGAATGATCCCACATGACTTTATCGATCATTTAATAGCAATCGGGATATTAACAAAAGAGGAACACTAATATGAGCACCACAGGCGGAACAACCGGAGTAGTTACTCCCCTTAATCCATTAACACCAGTTGCCAACTTAGGCAATCAATACATTAATGGTATGCGTTTAACATATCTAACTACCACTACTTTCTCAGTTGGCATTGGCGCATGTAGGGATGCATCCGGCCTTACTGATATCGTGATGGGTACATCGATTTACTCATATGCCAATGAATCAAGTGAATACGTAACCCCTCTTCCAGTGGCTGCAGTGGCGAACCTTGCAGTTTCAGGCGCTGGCGGCATAGATGTTGGAACAGTGACAGCATCCAAAAACTATTATGTATACGCTATTGGCGATTCACGCGGGTTTAAAACTGCGTCTGTAGTTCTATCTCTAACGGCTCCAGTTGCAGGTGTTAATACCGGTGGTGCAATCCCTACCGCAGTAACATTGCCAGTTGGTCCAGTGATGCCCATGGGATATGATTGTTGGAGATATATAGGCTCAGTGGCGGTTAATGCATCAAGCCATGTAAGTGTATTCAAACAAACTGGTGCTCAAGCTCTACGTACCATGTGGTTTGATTCTGGCACATTGAGTGAAACAACCGTTGGTCTGGCTATACCTTCCTCGGCCACAGGTGCATCGCATAACACTTTTGCAACTATAGGCGTGCTTACAACTTTGATACCGCAAACCGCACTTGAAGTGATGGTCTACAGTACATTGTTGGCGAATGCCGCAGGTGATGCATTATGGTTAGCCCCTTATGGTGCGACAGGTGCATACACAGGTTACGCTTCCTCCGCTGCAGCTCAAGGCGGCCAGTTATTGAGAGTTCCATGCGCTCTAAACGGTGCCGGTACGCCAATAATGGAAGTTGATTATGCAACCTCCTCAGCAACTGCAACTGTAGGATTCACATTACCAGGTTATATAGACCAGTTATAATGTGTAAGAGAGCACGCAAGGAGGCAAGGAATGAGTTATACCGTAGCGAGTTTGATCACGGATGCATTTTATAGCTCAAGCCTTGTCGCCCGTGAGTTTGAGGCAATTCAGGGTTATCAATTAAATGATGCCCTGATATGGCTCAACCAGATTCTTTTAGATAATTCAACTGATACAGGTGAGATACCTTACATCACCACCTATTTAGAATTTAACTGTGTGCCCGGCCAAGAACAATACTACATAGCTAATCTTATGGACATCCAGTCTATAGTGTTTTTTATAGGCTCTGTGCGCTATCAGATGAAGAGCTTAGGCAGGCATAAGTATTTCGGCACACCGAGAGCTAACAATATCAATGCATTGCCCTTAAGCTATCGTTACGAGCGAGCCTTTAAAGGCATAAATTTATTTCTATATTTCTTCCCGCAAGAATCTTACTTGATGCAGATTGTGGGAAACATGTATATGAATCCGGTTGCGCTTAATCAGGATTTAACGCAATGCATAGCCAATTTGGGTATACCTAGCTTTACAAACATAGCACTACCCAGTTTTACACTTGCGCCTGGTCAGTTTGTAATAAACGGCGTGGACTTGGTTGGAACCTATAATCCTACTATAAGCCCTCCAACAACTGCCTTGCAGAATTTTGTATCTTATATAAGCAGCGGCATAATACCCAATGTGACGGCTGCTATTAGTGGCATACAGTTAATCTTAAGCAGTAGTTTTGGGGATGCCTTAAAACTTACAACTAACGGCATGTCTTTGGTTGGCAGTAATACTATAAGCTTTGAAAACTTTAGTACAATCCAAGGATTTCAGACCAAGAGTTATACAGCACTAGATCAGTTTTATTGTGATTACTTACGCTATAAATTAGCCGACCGCATATGCAAAGAATTTAATTTTGCAACCCCTCCTGGTGTGAAAGAACAACTAGATATTTATACTAAGAAAATTGTCGGAATGGCTGAGCCTCTGGACTTGCAAACCCAAAAGACATCGGTCTTAACCCGAGCTAATGGCATTAATTATGGCCAAATTAATTTGGGCCGGGGATGGTCGGTCAACTGATAGCATTGTGGGTGGTCAACCAAAATGATATTATCTTCCATTTTTGGGGGGATGATTAAGTGGAAGAAATAGTAAAGATTTGCAAAGCGCATGGCGAGCTAAAAAGAGAAGATATTGGCACGCAAAATAAATGCAAATATTGCATAAGAGAATGGAGTGCAAAGTGGAAAGCGGCAAATAGAGAAAAGCATAGGGCTTCGGCTAATAGAAAGCGAAATACAGATCCAATAGCTAAGGCCAAAAGGAATCAAAAAGAGGTGGCCAATAGACTGGTAGACAATTCAAGTTATGTGGCTCGAGAAAAAAGGCGTAGAGAAAAGTATGGTTCAAAAAGAACAGATTATGAGATTGCTAGGCGTAGAGGTATAGGTGTTGAGGAATATCTTGCAATATTTAAAAAACAAGATTATAAGTGCATTATTTGCAACTTGCCCGAACGAAAAAAAAATAGGAAAGGCGAAATTGCACGACTTACTTTGGATCATGATCATATCACCGGCAAAAATCGTGAGTTACTTTGTCACACATGTAATTTATCTATTGGATTATTCAAAGAAAATATATCAATTATACAATCCGCTATCGCTTACCTTAAAAAAGGAGGCAAGTAATGGATAATTTAATTGTAAAGAATTGTCAAAAATGTGGCCCTTTAGTTGTTAGTCAAACATGGAAAGATGGTCGTCATTTACGATGCAAAAAATGTCGCTCAGAACATAATAGGGCAAAATATGCAAAGTTTAGGGAAAGAAATAAAGAAAGAAAACAAGCATATCGAGATGAGAATAGAGATAAAATAAATGAACAGGCCCGCATTTGGCGTTTAAATAATAAAGAAAAGCTTAAAGAACAATATGCGGCTGGATATAAAGGTAGACCATACACAAAAACTTTTGGAAGATTGTTAAAGCAATATAATATATCATGGGAAAAATATCTTGAAATGCAAGAAACCCAAAATAATTGCTGTAATATTTGTAAAAGCCCTGAAACAAGAAAAGAACCGAAATCCGATAAAATTTGTAGATTGAGTATTGACCATTGTCATGAGAAAAACGTGGTGCGTGAGCTTTTATGCGCTGGCTGCAATAGCGCATTAGGAATGCTTAACCATGACATTGGTTTGCATGAGAAAGCTTTAGCCTATTTGCAAAAACATAGCGACGCTGCATAATGGGTAGTGTTAATACTCGCAACACGCCAAATGCACAACAAGTACCAATTAAGGTGGTTGGGGGCTCACAGTATGGGCGTTTTTCGAAAATTAATACTGAACGCACATATAACATGTATAAATCTGTGGCAGGTGAGGGCGAATCAGCGGAAGAATGGTTGATAGGTTTCCCGGGCTATCAGCGTGTATTGAATATCCTACCTGCAGGTCAGGGGCGTGCTCTATATAACTGCATACGTGGTAATTTTCTAGTTGCGGTTGTGAATCAGAATGTTTACATAATAACTCCATTACTAGCGGTGACGCTGCTTGGCACTTTGTCCACTTTGCAAGGTGAGGTATTCATAGCCGAGAACTTGAATCAGCAAATAGTGTTGGTAGATGGCACCAATGCTTACATTTATTATTATGGAAGTCCTGCATCGGCTTTAACGGTACTGACATTAGATACTAATTTAGTGCCAAATTATGTTGAATATCACAATACATTTTTCTTGTTTGGCAATGGTGCAACCACTCCATTTGGTTCGCAATGGTTTGTTTATAGCCCAGATGCGATGTCTACGACTGTTTTGGATTTAACTAAAGTGCTGGCTTTGCAAACCAAGGCTGATTATGCNATAGCAGTTAAGCGACTCCCAGGCCAAGGNAATAATGTTCTCGTATTTGGTTCAACTGTTGCCGAGATATGGACGCAGGTTGGTGGTTTATCCGTGTATCTGCGNAANCCCACTAAAAATATAGACTACGGGTGTGTATCGGTAGCAACTATTAGTGAAAGTGATAATTACATTGCATGGTTAGCTGCCAATCAGGATAATGCGCCNGTCATTATGATATATGATGGCAACCAAGCTAGGAGAATATCCACCGATGGAATTGATTACCAGTTATCACAGATACAATTTCCAGCCCAATCTACGGCAATCTTATATCGCATTGATGGGCATTTGTTTTATCAACTGACGTTTTTTAATGCTGTTGATAATATGACTTTTTTATACGATTTTAATACCGAATTATTTTTCAATCTGTCAGACCAGTTTTTAAATTATCATCCTGCCAGGCAAATTGTCTACTTTGGGCTGACGCAATATTTTTGCTCTTTGAATAATGG